TTTCGATTCCTGGCTCGCGGAGGCGCTCGCGCTCAAGGTGGAGGGCAACGCATGAAAACGGCACCGCGCCTCGTCATCGAGCACGTCTTCGCCGTCCGCGCCAAATGCGGCGGCGCCCCTTTCAAGGAACCACACAGGAGGACGAAATGAAGATCATCAGCGCTGATGAAAGATTGGCCGAGCAACGCGGCGCGAAGATCTTGATCGTCGGTCCAACTGGCGTCGGCAAGACCACGCTGCTGCGCACGCTTAATACCTCGAGCACTTTGTTTGTTGACATCGAAGCCGGTGATCTCGCCGTGCAAGACCTAAAGGTTCGTACCGTACGTATCAACGACTGGTCGGCCGCACGCGATCTTGCGTGTTGCGTCGGTGGGCCTAGCACGTCGTTTCCCGCGAGCGAATGGTATTCCAAGGCGCATTTTGATGGTTGTGGTCGCGAGGTCGATCTGAATGGCGTCGACACAATCTTTATCGACTCCATCACCGCAGCCTCTCGCCTGTCTTTCCACGCCGCCGAGCAGAGTCCAGACGCTATCACGACGCGCGGTGCGAAGGATTTGCGTGCTGTCTACGGAATTCACGCGCGCCAGATGCTTGGCTGGTTATACCAGCTGCAACGAGCACGCGCGCGAAACATCGTCTTCGTCGGCATTCTGGAGAAGACGACTGACGACTTTGGCCGTTCCGAGTTTGGCCTACAAATGGAAGGCACAAAAGCTGGCCGCGAGCTTCCGGGCATCGTCGACGAAATCATTACCATGCATTGGATCGACTTCGGCGACGGAAAGCCTGTGCGTGCCTTTGTTTGCACACAGCCCAACACGTGGAGCTATCCGGCAAAGGATCGCAGCGGTCGACTCGAACAGATCGAGGAACCGCATCTCGGCAAGCTTCTCGAAAAGTTAATTGGCCCCGGCGCGCGCAAGCCATTTGCCGTGGCCCCGCTCTCTACACCCGAGCAAACGACGCTCAAACAACAGGAGGCCAGTCATGGCTTTTGACTATAGCGATGCCCCCGAGCAACGGGGCGACGAACTGATTCCGGCGGACACGGTCGCGCCGCTGCAAATGAAAATCCGCCCCGGCGGCGCGGGCGAGGGCGGGTTGCTTACCCGCTCGAAAGACGGTCTCTGCGAAATGCTTGACTGCGAATTCGTCGTCGTCGACGGCCCGTACATAAAAAGGAAGTTGTGGGAGCGTTGGGTGCTCGATGGCACCACCGATGGCCACAAGACGGCCGCCGGTATTTCCCGCGCACGCCTGCGTGCTGTGCTTGAAAGCGCTCGCGGAATTAAGCCGGACGACATGAGTGATGCGGCGCGCAAGGCGCGCACAGCTGAGCTTTCTGACTTCGATGGGATGCGCTTCATCGCCCGGATCGGAGTTGAGAAAGGCAAGCCGCGGAATAATGGCGGCGAGAACTATCCCGATCGCAACGTCATCACGATGATCGTCACGCCGGATCGGAAGAACTGGCATGCCGTCGAGCAAGCGCCGCCGTCTCCGAAAAGCTCGAGCAGTGCCATCATCACGGCACCGGCAATTCCCAAGCCGGCATGGGCTGCGACATGAAACAGCAACTCGGCCTTCCGACGCTATCGGCTATCGAAGACCATTGGCAGCGGCGGGCAACTACCGCTGCCATCGCGGCCGCACGCAAGATTGCCCACGCCGATGGTGTGATCCCGACGGGCACGCCGATCGGGCGGCTTGGTGATGTCGAATGGGGCTGGCTCGTCGCCGCCATCCTGTTCGGCTGGATTAGCACGCGTGCCGAGCAGGCAACGGCCGAAGAGGTCGACACCGAGCGCGTCGTCCGCATGACTGGGCTCGAGCCCGAGCCGTGGGACGCGGGAGCAGTGGCGGTGATCCTGCCGGAGTTGGCGGAGGCCTTTCCCAACATCGATTGGTCGCAGCCGCTCGCGTCGTGGCCGCGCGAGACGATGACCGCATTCCTGATCACGGCGATGCGGTTAATCCGTAAGGCGATGATCGCGCGTGACCTGAGCGATCGCGACATCATCCAAAAATCCAACGCAAGCACAATCGCGCGCCAGGCCAATGCTGCGGCCGGCGGACCGCTGATGACGCCGGACGAGTTCAACGACGAGATCGGTATTTGAACGCGAGCCCTGTTCAATGCTCAACCTCAACCGCGCCACCCTCTCGCTCGAACCGATCAACGTCGCGGTCAACGATGCGATCGAGCGCGCAACAGCAGCAACCGCCAAATTGCCGCGGCCGTATCTCGGTGCCAGCATGGTCGGCTCGGAATGCCTCCGCAAAATCCAATATGACTGGTGGTGCAGCCCCGCGCATTCTGCCAGGACGCGCGAAATCTTCGCCCGCGGGCACTACTTCGAGGAGCGTTCCCGACAACTCCTGTGCGACGCCGGTTTCAAATTCGCCCCGTTTGAGGTGCTAAGCTTCACCGCCGCCGATGGCCTGCTCCGCGGTCATGCCGACGGCATCGTCATCGCCGGCCCCGACCTGCCCGGCGTCTATCTGGTTCCTTTCCTGTGGGAGCACAAAGCCCTCAACGCCAAGAATTGGCGGGCGGTCGAGCGCGACGGGCTCGAACAGACGTTTCCCCAATACGCTGGCCATGTCGCGCTCTACCAGGCGTATCTGAACGTCACCAATCCCGCGCTGTTCAGCTGCACCAACGCTGACACTTGCGAGCAGCTGCACTTCTTCGTGCCTTTCAAGCCCGAGCGCGCGCAGCTCTGGAGCGACCGCGTCGTCACCATCATCGAGGCGACGCGCGCGGGCGAACTGCTCCCGCGCGTCGCCGACGATCCGCAGGATTGGCCGTGCCGGATGTGCGGTCACCGCGAGCGCTGCTATGGGAAAGCATGAGACGTCATATCCGCGCGTCGATCGCGATCACTACCCGACGCCGCCCTGGGTGGTGGCGGCGCTGGCGGAGCACGTAAACCTCACCGGGCACGACGTCTGGGAGCCAGCAACCGGCAGCGGCCGAATGGCGGAGGCGCTCAAGGCCGCCGGCGCCGCCCGCGTCTACTGCACCGACATCGTCGAGTACGGTTATCCGCTGGACGCGCTGTTTGATTTCGTCTCGCCGCAGCGCCTGAACCTGGCGCAGCCCTTCGACACGATCACGAACCCCGCATTCGGCCCGCGCGGCAAGACCGCCGAGGCCTTCATCGCAGCTGGACTGCGGCGAAGATCGCGCGGTGGAGTCCTTGCCCTCTTGCTGCCAGCGGACTTCGACAGCGCCACGACGCGCTCACGCTTCTTTCGCGACTGCTCGCTGTTCGCCGCCAAGATCGTGCTCACGCGACGGATTGTGTGGTTCTCACATTCCAATCCGAAGAAGGAGCGGCCGAAAGAGAACAGCGCGTGGTTTGTGTGGTCCGAACCCGACCTGCTCCGCGTTCGCCGGCCGATCATCCTCTACGCGCCGAACGGGGGCGGCGATGGCTAACGAGCTCGCGCCCATCGCCGGCAAGTTGGCGTCGCTGGTCCGCATGCTCTCGAGCGATCGGGACGGGGAAATCGTCGCGGCGGCGCGCGCGCTCGTGCGCATGCTAATGGGCGCCGGCAGCGACATTCACGCCTTGGCCGACCAGATCGAGAAACCCAATGGCGGCCTGACCGACGCCGAGATGCGCAATCTCTACGACGCCGGCTACGCCGCCGGAGTGCGCGCGGTCGAGGGCCGGCAGCACGGAACCGGCGATTTCCACAGCGTCGACGGCCTCCCGGCGTGGGGCGAGATCGCGCTGTTCTGCCAGCAGAACGGCGACCGGCTGGGGGAGAACGAGCGCACATTCGTCAACGAAATGGCGTCGCGGACGGTCTGGCGCGAGCCGACCGAAAAACAAGCGAAATGGCTGCGCAGCATTTTCTACCGATTGGGCGGGAGACGTGATGGACTTTAATCCTCTGGCGATCGATGAGGCAACGGTGCGACGCTTCGTCGAACTTATCCACACCCGCGCTGCGCACGCCATCAACGGCGCCAACGCCGGCGTCCTGCAGCTGGTGCGCATTCACCCCGCCGACGAATCGATCTCGGTGAGCCGCTATTCCATCGGCGACGTCGAGCACATGACGCGGGACGCGATCGCCTCCAGCGCGGCCGGGCACAACGTCTACGTCGAGGGCCGCACCGTGCGGGCAGACCTGCGCGGCAACAAGCGCGGCGACCTGAAAGACACGGCCTGGGTGTTCGCGCTCGTCGTCGACAGCGACAGCGACAAGGGCAAGGCCTGGACGCCGACGGTGCAGGCCTCGATCGTGGTCGAGACCTCGCCCGGGAACGCGCACTTCTGGTTCTGCTTCGACCAGGCCGTCGACGCCGGCCAGGGCAAGGTGATCGGCGAGCGCATGCGCAGGGGCACCGGTGCCGACCAGGACACCGGCGTGATCACGCAGTGTTATCGCGTCGCCGGGACGCCCAACTACCCTTCGATCAGCAAGCAGAAGCGCGGCCGGGTGCTGGTCGAGCCGACCAAGATCGTCGACCAGTCCGAGAATTTCCTCGAGCAAGCGCTGGCGGCCTTCGCGGACATCGGCAGCAACGATGCCGACGTTGACACCGACGGCGACGCCGACGCCAAAGCGGACGAGGTCGACCTGCCCGCCGACTTGCTGCAATTGATCCGCGACGGCGTCAGCGCCGGGGCAGACCGCTCCGCCGCCTTCCACAGCGTCGTAGCACAGCTGAAGAAGCGGCGTTGGAGCGCCGCGGCGATCGCGGACCTGCTGGAGAGATACCCTAACGGGATTGCGGCCAAGTACGCCGGCCGGCTGCGCGAGGAGGTTGAGCGCTCCTACGACAAGCACACCACCAGCGCACCCGGCGCCGGCAGGACCAAGCAGAGCAAGACCGCGCCCGGCGTCCCCGGCGCGACACCCGGCACGCTGCGAACCATCCGCGTCGTCGCCGGCGAGCTCCCGCGCATCGTTTCGGAGGCTGAGCAGGCACTGCTGGCAGCCGGAGCTCCGATTTTCATCCGCGCCGGCATGCTTGTTCGTCCGGTGATCGAGA